AAAAAATTAAAGTTGTTGAGAGGTCAATATACGATTACATAGTAAGCTTTTTGACCTCTCGTTAAAACAAGGAAAGATTATCGTGAAAATAATGAAAAAATTAAAGTTGTTGAGAGGTCAATATACGATTACATAGTAAGCTTTTTGACCTCTCGTTAAAACAAGGAAAGATTATCGTGAAAATAATGAAAAAATAATCTGAAATAAAAAAAGGCTTATGAACACGTCATAAGCCTTCCAGGAGTAAAAACGAACAATAATTATCCAATGAACTTAATAAGTTTAGTGTGTAAAATTTGAATAGTCAATTAAAAAATTTTGTAAAAAAAATATTTGTTAATCAATATGGTGGAAAAGGTTTGACAGTTTTGTTATTTAAGTTATAATTTGTGCGTATATGATGAAAAGTCGTCTGGTGAGAGTCAGCGACTTTTTTTATTGTGTTCGTATTACCCCCTCATGTTTCGGTGTTGTGTTGTAGAATTGATCGTTGGAGCATTTTCTTGTAGCCAATCAAGGACATCTTGTTTTTTATATCTGACAAGTTTGCCAATTTTTTTAAACGGTAATCCTGTTCCAATAAATCGATCGCGCTCTAACGAAGCGGTTGATCTTTGTAAAACAGCACTAATGATGTGTTGATCAAATAAAGCCATATTCGGCGCTTCCCAGAACATATTCAAAATTTCTGTTATGTTTAATAAATTTTTCTTCATAAAATCTCCTTAATTTTTTATTACAAAACTAATTCACTTATATTAAAAAGAGAACCTGTTAAATCAGATCTTAGCAAAAAGATTAGCACTATCAAGAAAGAAAAATTTTATTTATGATCTATAGCTTAAGCAAAAGTTTTAATATTAATTTTAAAAAAATATTTTTGACAAAATCATAAATGTAAATGGTATATTAATAATATTCACATAACCATCTTACCTACGATTAAAAAACAATAATAAAATGTAGTTTTTTTTGGTGTGTTCATTTATAGCTCAAAATTGGCGCATGCACACAAGATCTTTCCACATTTTATTTGCATATCGTCTAGTATGCGAGGATCAATTTGCACCAATACGCAAAAATTATACAAAATAAACTTCATGAGATATTAAGAGTCTTATTCATACTCACTCAATTATTTATAAAATATAACAAAAATGCTTCATGTTTGCATGCATGCATGCATGATTAGATCATCATAATTAATTATAAAATTTTGTCAAAATATTTTTAAAATTTTTGCTCTTTTTAATCTATTATAATGATAGATGAACATCTACAATTAATAGTATTACCAATTGATGCGCCCAAACTCATATCTCCTGGATACATTAATTTTTCGCCATCAACAATATATGCATCGTTAAAATCAACTATCTGCATGTCAGATTCTGCATGTGTTTCACGTGTAACTTTATCTAAAATTGCAAGCCATTGTTTTTTCTTTGTTTTTTCTCTAATTTTTTCGTTTTTAATGATTGCATCATGATGATTTAAGTAATCAATTTCAGTTTGTTTAGTATGTTCTGCAGGATTATTAGTCTCAGTTGTTGCAATTGTCGTTAATCTACCATGCATTTTTTTCTTTAGTCTGATTTCAGCAATATTTGCAACGTTTTTTGACGTTATTTGTTCACCTTTTGTTTTAACTTCGTTTATTGCTTGTATAATTGACTCGATCATATCTTGATGTGTAGTGTTTGCAATAATTTTTGCACTTTCAGCAGCTCGCAACTGATTATGTATATCAGTTTTTGTTAAAATTGAGACTATAATTTGATCATGATTATCAGGCTTACCAATTTTATTGACTATTGTTTTCGCAAATTTTTCAGATACTTTATTATAGTGTTTTTCTAATTTTTTTTTTACATCTGCTCTAAAATCATGCGTATGAATCATATTGCCATGTTTTGCATAATGTTTGCGCAAATCAGTCGAAAAACCGCGAAAAATTGGTAACAAAGAACCGTACAATGCAAGTTCAAGCGTTAATTTTAACCTGTGCTGTTTTTGTGCTTCTTTTGTGCGTTCATTTTGTGTCGCATTAAGCATCATTGCTTCCTTGTTCGTCATCAGACGGTTGTTTATTTTGATCAATTTTTGGTTTATTTGACTCATCAGGTTTATTGTCTTGAACATCTAATATGTCGTTTGTCTTGCTAGCATATGGCACGTTGCTGGCAGGTTGATATAGATCGTCACCCCCGTTTAACGGATCTCTACCTAGCTCATCTCTTAATTCGTTAGCAGTTAAAACGCCCAAATCCTTCTTTTTGTTTACATTTTCTATAATTTCACTTTCCAGCGCTGGAATATCGTTAGCATTGTACCAAATTATTAAATTTTCTGAGTTTGGGTATTTTGAGAGCAAAGCTTGTGTTAGATTAGCGTAAATACGCTTTACCAACGGCAACACACCATTTTTATAAAAAATTGTCATTGACGCTTCAAGGTTTGCAAGCGTCATTGTATCAGATGCAATTAATGGCAACGGAATGCGCAATATATTATATATAGTTGCAGTAACATTTTTTGTTAACGCATTAAAATCCATATCTTTATTTGATTGTTGATTCGGTTGAAATTTTAACCCTCCAACTGCCAAAAATGGTCTTCCTGCATTTTGATCTCCAGAATAGTATTCGTTGATTTGTGCTTTAAGTTGCTCAAATGCATTGTCTGACAAATCATCTTCACTGAAAAAAACACCGCTGATTGTTGTACCTCTTTTAAGCAACGATAAATTATGCCTCCCTGATGCGATATATTGTTCAATTTCGTAATAAATCGAATTTAGCACTGAATTTCCTTTGAGATTAAATAATGTACAATCTGGGTTAAAATTTTTAAAATGAAATAATTCAGATGTGATATTATTTGTCTCATTTATATATCTAAATCCATAATTTATATCAACTATTTTTTGATATTGTGTTAATTTGTTCATTAATTGAACTGTGTAAGAATTAATCTGTCCATCTGTTCCTAAAAAATAATCAACAGCTTGAGGTGGGCGTAAAAATAATTGCATAGGAGGTTTATTTTTGTTAATTCCATCACCAAACATATAATTGTTGCCTGTCAACAACATAAACGTTGATATTGCGTACATAAATTCTGCGCCATTCATTGTATAGTTAGGTTTTTGTAATAATTTATTTAACGGATGATCTAAAATAAATTTTTTGAGTCGCATATCATAAACAAGTGGTTTAATTTCAGAAATTGCTTGAGAAATTCTATCTATACCGTCAAATAACGGAGCGCACATGAAAAAATATTTAATTGCTGTTGTTGCAGCTAATTGCGTTTCATTTTTACAAATAAGCCAATCGATATATGATTGCCTTCTGTAAGTTGATGGACATGTCTCTGATAAATCAATATCAATAATATTTTTATTATTTTTGTTACTTTTATTTTTTGAATTTTTAAAAAAAGGAATTTTAAAAAAATTTTTTAATTTCATGAGAGCGCCTTATTTATTATAGGATAGATATATAAATAGTATATAGTTTACACATCTATTTTTTTTTATAAAGGATTTTATCTTTTTGTTAAAGAGAATATAATTTTGGTTGCTTAAATTTATCTTTAAGATAAATTATTCCCAATGTTAGTGCGTCAACATCGTCATCATGTGTTTCGCTAGGAAATCTTACAAGATGATCTTCAAAATCAATAAGCCATTCAGCAGCTTCTGGGTAAAATGACACATCAGGAAATAATATTTTTCCAGCTTCAAAAGTTGGACTAACAGCATAACATCTTGACTCTTTATTTCCTTGTGGGTTAATTAACTTAAACGGAATTGTTGTATATCTTTTTAACTCTTGAACAGCTGACGGTGCAGATGCCTTGTCTTCTAAAATATCTTGATCAGGGTTATATTTAGCATATAAGTTTTGTATTTTTCGTTTTAATTCTGGCATTTCAACTTTTTCGCGCCAATATCCGACAATGTAAAAATACGGAGGTATATAATCTATTGTTATGCATGATGAATAATCGCTTGTCTTTTTTATTTTAAAAGCTGTATCATATGCTTGTATTCTAAATTTACGTTCAGCAGGTAACTCCTTGTAATATCTAAACCATTCGCGATGAATAATGCTTCCGCTTTCACTTTCTGGATGTTGTTGTATTTGAGCATTATAATCACGAGATCCCATGCTTTCCTTTTCAGCTTTTAAAAAATCTTTTGTGAATCTTTCAGGCCACAAACATTCACCATCTTTTCTTTTATCTTCAAAAATTTGAGTCTTGCATCTTATTGATGGGTCACATTCCATTGGCATACACAAATAATCCCATTTTTCATTTTTTTTATTTAAAAGCCTCCCTATCGGGTCATCAACATGTAATCTCTGTTGTATAACTACAATTACTCCAGTTTGTGGGTTTTTAAATCTTGTATGAGCATTTCCAACAAGTTTTCCTATTTTTTCTCGCTCAAGTTTTGAATATGCGTCTTGAATTTTTAACGGATCGTCAAACAATGCAAAATCACATCTGATACCTGTAAATGTTCCTCTTGTTCCAAATGCTAATCTTTCTCCGCCGCAATCATTCTCATAATATTTTTTTGAATCTTGATCGTCTTTAATTTTAAATACATCACCCCACAAATATTGATACCACTCACTTTTAATTAAATCTCTTGTGCGACGAGCATCTCTTGTTGCAAATGATTCATTGTAAGAACCACTCATAAATTTAGCAGATGGTTCCTTTGTCCATACCCACGCAGGAAATGCAACGCAAACACTTAGACTTTTTGATAAACCAGGCGGGACTGCAATCGCTATACGGTTAAATGTTATATCAGTTATTTTACCAGCATGCCAATCGTACAAAGTCTGTAAATGATCGCATAAAATTTTAACTAATGGGATTTTAATTAATGGAATACTTTTATCATGCAAAACACACCATGCTTCTTTATAAAATTCATAAAAGCTATCTTCAAGACGTATCGCATAAATTGCTGCATCATATATGTCCTGACTACAATTAAATTCATTTTTAAATTCATTTGCAGTTTTTATCATTTTTTAAACGTATTTGCTGTTTAATTATCTGAATTGACATTGATTCAGATACTGACATATCAACTTTGCTTAATACTTTTCCTTCTGTGCGATCAAGCAAAATTTCCATTGCTTTTGAATTACCTTTTAACGCATGCGCAACTATCATTAACGCAACCCATTCACTGCCTGTTTTTTTTTCCATTTCATGAGTAAAAGGATTTTTTAGCGTTAAATTTTTATTTAGGATTTCTTTTAATCGTGTTGATATTCTTTTTCCAGTTTTTCCGTGCGTTATATTCTCACCTTTTTTAAAAGGTTTTAAATTTTTTTTGTCAGCACGTCTACAATTTGGGTGTTCACCGCTTGTCATTTTTCAACATATCCTTTAATTGATTATATGATCGACCATTTTCTAACATAGCATCTTTTTTTGTTAAAAATTGCCATCTTTGAATAACAGTATCTACATATTTAGGTTCTAATTCAATTCCATAGCATATACGACTCATATCTTCACATGCAATTAATGTTGATCCGCTACCTAAAAATGGATCTAAAATAACATTATTATTTTTACTACTATTGATTAACGATTTTTTTATTAAAGCAACTGGTTTCATCGTTGGATGTAAACTAGAACTTTTATAAACATTAAAATTCCATAAATCACATTGTGTATTATCACCATACCATTTATCTGTTTTATTTTTCTTATAAGCATAAATAATAGGCTCATATTGTCTATTATACCTACCAAAACTTATAACAAAATGATTTTTAGCCCATATAATAATATTTATAATATTAAATTTATTGTTATCTAATGCTTTTAAAAAATTTGATGTTTCAGAAGTTGAATAACAAATATATAATGATGCATCATCTTTTATAAAATTATATATATTATCAAAAACATTTTTTAAAAAACAAAAGAAATTATCATCTGTCATTTTATCATTAGATATTTTATCTCTTATTTTTTTATGCCCTTCATAATCAACATTATATGGAGGATCAGTAAATATCATATCTGCTTTATCTATATTATCATTTTTTGAGTTATTAAATAATTTAGTAAATGTTTCTTTTTTAGTTGAATCACCACAAATTATTTTATGTTTATCCAACACCCAAACCATACCTTCTTTAGTTACAATTTTATCAAGATCAAAACTATTATTTTCAAATAAAATCTCATCATTTTTATCTAGATCAGTTTTTAATTTATCATCTTCCATAATAGAATTTATTTCGCTTTGATCAAAACATGTTGTAATAGCTAAATCAACTTGTGGATCAAAATCAATCAAAGATTCTAGCTCTATTTTTAATGCATCAAAATTCCATTCTGAGTCATCAGCAGATCTATTATCAGCCAATCTGTATGCTTTTATCTGTTGCTCATTAAGATTATCTGCGATATGCACAGGCACTTTATTTAATTTTAATTGCCTTGCAGCAGAAAATCTTGTATGACCAGCAACAATAATCATATTCTTATCAACAACGATTGGTTGTCTCCAACCATATGCTAATAAACTATTAGCAACCTTATCAATAGATTTTTTATTGATTCTTGGATTATTCTCATATGGTTTTATTTTTTTTATGTCAACTTGTTCTATTCGCATATTTCATCACTTCTGCTGTCTTTGTTTTAAAATTAATTGTTTATTACTCGTAAAATATTCTTTTATTAAATTTGCACAATTTCTATTTAATTCTTTGCGTAAAAATTTTTGTTCATCTTTTGTAAGATAATCAAAATTATTCTCAGCACAATAATAATAAAAATCATCTAAAATATCTTTATTTAATTCTTTCATCAAATTACCAAAATCATTAATTGTAACTTCTCCAATATGCGATATCACATTATTTAATCTATTCATATTAACATATGTTAATAATATATCTAATAAATTTTGAGCTTGTTCTGATATATCTTCTATTCTTATACTATTTTTTTTCTCTTTTTGTTTTTCAGCAAATTTAATATTTTTATTTTTTAATATAATTCTAGATCCACATGCTAAATATAGATCATTAACAGGCTTAATAATATTACCTTCGCATATATTATTATCAATTTTTGGCAATCCAAGAATGCTAGGTATTGATGATTCATATTCATTATTAAACTTGATGCAATCTTTCAATGATCCGCTAAATAATTTATATGCATAACAAATACTATATTTTTTAAATATTTTTTGACACTCATTATCATTATCATTAATTTTAAATTTTTTTGAAAAAAATCTAGCGCAAACATTCTCAAACTTATAATATCCTAAATATTTATTATTGATTTTTATATCAAAAATATAAAAAGTTGGAACTGGAGAATAAAATACACCTTTTTGAACTTTTCTCAGATTATATTTTTTATTTATAATTTTAAAATCATCGTGCTGATAATTTGCTCCTATTAATTCTCCATAAATAATAAGCTGATCTATTTTTTCAAAATTTTTTAAAAATTTATAATACTCTACAATTCTAGGCAAGATAAAATATAAAATATATTTATATCCAAAAAAACCTTCAGAATTTTCACAAACTCGATTAAACTCATCTAGTTGTAAAATGTTTTCATCATCTAAATTTAATATAAAATTAAGAAATCTATCTCTTGACGCGCATCTGAATTGCTTACCGTCAAAATAAATTGCAAAATTAGCGCCATGCGCTTTTTCTAAAACAATATATAAATTATCACCATAGCATTGATTATAAATTTTATCAATAAATTTACTATCATTGATATTTTTAATAGATGAATATTCAACAAATTTCACTTAAATAAAATCCTTATAACTTTTCAAGTTGTTTATACATATATTCTTTATAGCTTTTTTTTAAAAAATCTATTTGTTCTTGCGAAATTTCTCTGCTGCCAAATCTCATTTGATAAATCGTGTCAGGTTTGAGATTTAATAATTTAGCAACTAATTTAGCATTTATCCAAAAATTTGACATAAAAGTAATCAACTCTTTTCTGTTTTTTCCAATAGCTTGTACAGCATCAATTGTCATGTTATCACCCGCTTTAGTTGTTTAAAAATAAAACAGGATAATTATTGTCATAAATTTAACAATAAGAATAATATATTTTTTAAAAAAATAAAACAAATTTTTATTGATTTTTTACTGTATAATATTATACTTTTATTTGCTAACTGACCATTTTTTAATCAAAAGTAACGACGCCGTATTTTTAATAAATGCTGCGTCAGCACAATTGTCACAAAAAGATTGCCCAATTGATTTTCTTGTGATTTTCTTGTGATTTTCTTGCATTTTTATGTCTTTGTGTTAAAATAAATCTTGACATTTGCTGCTCTAGCTATAACTATCGCGATGGCTATTGTTATGGCTCTTGTTAATATAATATTTAATTTATGCAGGAAACATGACTATGACTATTTATAATATTGTGGATGTGGATATTGAACAATCAGTTCTCGGATCATTATTAACAGATAATTCATTGCTTTTTGAAATTCGTGATGAATTTACTAATTATTTACGCAAACATGGTGTATTACCGATTGACATATATCATTTTTCAACAAAAATAAATCGCGCGATTTTTGCGGGAATTAAATATTTTTTGGCAAAAAACGAGCCTTTTGATAGTTTATCTTTAGTACATTATTTTAACAATGATAAACAAATCGAATTATATATTTTTAATCTAGCAAAAAAAGCAGATATAGATAATTTTAAAACAAATGTATATTATTTGCTCAACAGTTATCTTTGTCAAAATTCTTATTTAGTTCAAAAAAAAGAAAGTTGCTTTAAAAAATTTAGAAAAAATATGTTAAAAACAGGATTTGGCTTAATTGGATCAGGTTGTGCGATTATTGTTGTATTAATGATTATTTTTATTGTTATTGGTGTAATTATTTCTTAATAAAATGATGATGTTGCATAAATTTGAGAAATAATTATGAGTAATTAATGATATCAAAATAAAAGTATGAAAACAATAACTTATAACAAAAAAATAATTGATTCTGTATTGCCATTACTTCCATTTAGTAATAAACGTTTATTATTTGACGGAAAGCGGTTTTTACTTTTCGATAAATATTATAATAATTTTGTTGGTTTTATTAATTTAAAAAATGATCTTGCATATAAAAAAGAAATCAAAATTCCTATTGCAAGTTATGAAAATTTAAATGAAAGATTTTTTAAGACATATATAATATTTATTACAATTTTTAAATTTCGATATAAATATAATAAAGAGATAATGTATTATTGTGATAGTTCTTGCATAGATAAAAATGATCGAGATCAATTTTATTGTCAATATATAACAAAAATATTATGAATAAGAAAATAAAAGATAGTGCTAATATATGTGCAACAGCATGGTTTGAAAAATAATCATGAGTAACAATATGAGTGCAATAAATGCAATAGATAACTGAATATTTTTTAATTGCACATGCTGATTAACAAATAATTATAAATTATTGACATTAAATTTATTTTTCTATAAATTTATCACATATACATTTTAAATTATTTAATGAAAAATAACATATATAATAAAGAATTTTTGGTGTAACTTTACATTTAGATGTATTAAATAATTTACAATTTTTGCAATATTTATTGCTAAAATTTTGCATACACATGAAAGCTTTCGCAGATTTTGATTGCATTTTTTTATCTCTATAAATTATTTGATGTAATTGTTTTTACATTTTTTAAAATTGATGGTTGGCTTATATTAATCACATCAAAATTATTAATCTGTTTATTTTCTTGTTCAATTAAATATTTCTTCCATAGTGGTTTTCCAAATTTATCAAAAATTATATAATAATTATATATTTGTTTTTCTATATGTAAATTATCAATATTAAATTTTTCATCTTTTTTATTTTTTTTGATATTTCTTTTAAAATTTTCTGAGTTTTTAATTTTTCGTCTTTTCATTATTTTTCTATGCATGTTTTATTTACCCTCGATTATAAACATAATAATATATTCTTTTAAATTTTAGCTTAAGTAAAGATTCTTTAGGTAAAAAAACTTTACGTAAAGATTTTTAAAGTTTAAATATAATTAGTATTTTTAAATATATATATTGTTTTCTTTTAACACTTTTTTAGTTGTTTCGTTTAATTGTAACTGCATCAATGTTTCTCTTCTAAAAAGAGTTAACTCTAGATATAATTTACCACATGATCAAATAATTCTGCAAATTCTTTGTCTTCTTGTTTATAGTTCATAAATTATACTCATCTTTTACTATTTTTTGCAAATCATCGCTTGCATATCTAAGTGCTAAACCATTTTGTTTTACAGCAGCTAGCACAACTTCTTTATCTGCTCGTAATTCAGCGCTTGCATATCTAAGCATTAAACCATCTTGTTTTACAGCAGCTAGCGCGATTTCTTTGTCTGCATGTTGTGTTTCAGTACCGCTTAAATCCAGAATTCGCCAATCTTTGTCATCATTTTTCAATTTTTCTTCGATTTCTGCTTGCGTTAGTTTTTTCATGATTTAATTCCTCCGTTAAAAAACTACTCTCTATTAAAATTGCTATAATAATTTCTTTTTCAAAAAAATCTTGAGAATATTTATGCATATTATCAAATCTATATTTTCTTTTTAAAAATTTTATATATCCGTTGAATTTTCCTCATAGAATAGTTCCACGCATTAATTCAATTTTTTGATTTTTATCTAATAGCTGTATAAAATTTTGCGCTATTTGTGTTGCATCCATAATTATATGATTAGTCATCATTCTTGTCTCCTGTTTTTAAGTTTGAAAGAACTTTTGTAAAAAAAGATTTATTATTATGAATATTAAAAGAAATTTCACAAATTTTCGTTGCAATGAAAGAAGCTAAATATGCGAATGGTTCTTGATTATTTTTATCAAGATTAATGTCAAGTTGATAAATAATATAAAGAGCAGCATGAATGCTTTCATGTATCACTGAATTCGCGTTTGGATTTTCATTAAAAATTAAATATATTCTATGAATATCCTTAATAAAAGTTGTTAGTGCATATCCACATTTATCTATATCTAAATAATAATTATGATTTTCTTCGAGAAAATTAGCAAATAAATTTTTCCAATTTTTATTAAATAAGATATAGAGATCAAAATCATAAATATCTATTTTAATATGTTTAAAATCTTTTAAAGTAAGTCGTTTAGTCATTTTTAATTTCCTTTTCAATGCTATATGTTTTAACAAAATTTATTAAATCAAAGAAAAAATCTTTATCATTTTTTAGCTCGCCGCTCGCAAATTGGAGTGCCCACCCATCTTGTTTTACAGCAGCTAGCGCAGTTTCTTTGTCTGCATGTTGTGTTATATACTTCATAATTTATACTCCTTTTTTAATCAGCTCATAATTATTTATGAGCTTAATTACAGTATATCAGCTTAGACGATGTTGATTTTTTTCAATCATAAGATAATACTCATCGCACAAATGAATTAACTTATCATGATTATTTAGCCATACAATATATTTTAAAATATTTTTATTACGTCTTTTATTTTTTTTAAAATAATATTTGTTAGAAAAATTTATTTTCATATTTATTTTTAATTATCTATTTTTTATGTAAGCATGATCTCTTATAAAAATGTCTTGCTGTTTCTGCATTTAAATCAAGAGTATCAAGTAAATGTACAAAAATTGCAACTCTATGAGAGATGCTTTTTTTATTATTTTCTAGCGCAGACAAATATTGCCACGTTATACCTATCAAATTTGCAAATTCTTTTTGTTTTAATTTAAGTTTTTGTCGCAATTGTTTTATTTTTTCAGACGTTATTTTCATTTCATCTATCACCTATGTTAATCATACATATCAGAAAATAGTTCATTTATCATGCAATAATTTTTGATCAAGATTATAATTATCATATTTTTCATTGTCTTTCATATCAAAATACATCTCTCATTTTAGCTCTATTATAATTATCATCCATCATTTTTAATATAATAGTTAATCTATTGCTTAATTTATCTTCATAAATCAATCTTTGTCTTGCACTTTTTTCATAATACATATCATCAATTTTATCAAATGCACGTAAAATTTTTGCAAAAATAACATGTTTTTGCTTTTTTGGTTCATACCCGTTTTCTATTTTATCAATCCATGTGCTGCTAATTCCTGCAATTTGTGCTAATCTGCGCTTTGATATATTTTTTGCAATTCGTTTTTCTTTAATTTCAACACCCATGTTCATAATAATAACCTCCATATTTTTAATTAAAAAAAGATTATTTCTTATTTTTTTTATAATGTTTGTCATTTGACGAATCATAAAACAGCTTACCTTTCAAATGCTCTATTATATATTCTTGTTCTCTTTTTCTTCTTTTTTTATATTCATTATATGTTTCATTTTGTCGTCGTTTCATTTTTTTACCTTCAATGTTTATTTAATCTACTAGCTTCTAAAATCGGCAAATTTGTCTCAGTGGGCACATAAATAACTTGATTATGCTCATTTTGCAAATTATCTATCCATAAATAGCGTAAATATGCTTCATTATTTTGTAAAGAAGTGCCAATAATTCTAATAGTAAATATTATTATTAATATAGCTGTAATAAATGTCATAAATTTACCTAGTGTCGTTAATTCCTCTTGACTGTTATCGTAAAAAAGCGTCATAATTTATACCTTAAAATGTTAAATTAAAAAATTCAGCGCATGACCATATAATAAAATCAACGCTAGCCAGATCATTATAATAATGATCATTACAATACTTAAAAAAGATGATGTGATTAAAGTGATCATATCAATCTTTTTTGCAAGTAAACTATTTTTAGCGCACCTATGCATCAAAAATATAATCCCTATACAGCAACATATAATTGATGTAATCCCTATTATTGTTATAAAAAATGATAACCATAATGGTATTTGAATCATAATTTATACTCCTTTTTTAATCAGCTCATAATTATTTATGAGCTTAATTACAGTATATCAGCTTAGACGATATTGTCAAGACTTTTTTGCGATATTTTTTAAATTTTTTTGTTCTTTTATGTGTTTAATTATTAAGCATTAATTATCAGAATAATACTTATTAAATAATTCATCAAATAGTTCATGCGGCCGTTTTTTAATCAGCCACTCGTACCTTTTTTTTGGTATTTTATTTTTATTATATAAACATGTTATTGATGTAAAATAATCAGTAACATAAGCATCAAATCTCCACTTGATTATGTTAATCATTTCTTCTATATCATCATTTATATTCATAACTCATATGTTCTTTCTAAATATTTAATAATTCTATCCGTAATAGTAATAATTTTTTCTTCTGTCATTTTTTCTTCTACAGATTCTCTGATATATCTAATAGCCCATTCTCTGATCGCATAATGTTGCAATAACAAATCATTATTACCAAAAACAATTAACAAAATTTTTTTCGAATTGTTTAATATATCGCAATATGATTCTATATTATCATCAAAAAAATCAATTTGTTTGCGTTCATCAATTAATTGCTTAATTTTTTTCAAAATATTATCTAAATTTACATTCGACTCATGTATTTTTTTTATATGACTAAATGCTATACGTTCGAACTGTTCAAAATTATCATTCATAGTTATTACCTCTCTTAACTAAGTTAATTTAAAAATCACATTCTACATTAATAAGTTTTTTATCTTTTTCTTCAATAGACAAAGATATTTTATTTTGTTTTTCGTTATTTTTAATTTTAATTGCATTCATAAAAATTTCCCTCATTTAAAATTGCAACAATAATATCTTTTTCAAAAATATCTTGTGCCTGTTTACATAAATTTTCTAACCCACATCTTCTTTTAATTGCTTTTAAATATCCGTGCAATCTAGCAGCAGGTAATATTCCTTTCATTAGATCTACTTTTTGTTTTTTATCTAACAATAAAATAAAATCATCAGCTATTTGTTGCGCATCAATAATTATTTCATTTATCATCTTTTTTCACTCCTTTATTTAGCTAAGCGTTTATAACCAAATCCGCGATCATCAACATACTCATTAATTATTTTAATTGTATATTTATATCCATCATCATGGATCTTTGTTAAATATTCAGCTTTTTGTTTTGCTTTTTCTAAATCTCTGATGTGAAATTTTTCTACTGTGATTCCATCAGATGTCAATATGTAAACATTATCAACTTTTGTTTTACTCATGCTTTGTACTCCTCTTTTACTATTCAGTTAAATTAGCACCACTTAAATCAGCCTCTCTTAAATCAGCTCCGCTTAAATTAGCCTCTCTTAAATCAGCTCCGCTTAAATCAGCACATCTTAAATCAGCCTCTCTTAAATCAGCTCCGCTTAAATTAGCCCCGCTTAAATCAGCTCCGCTTAAATCAGCATCTCTTAAATTAGCGCGCCTTAAATTTGCGAATTCCAAATTAGCTCCCCATAAATCAGCCTCTCTTAAATCAGCCTCTCTTAAATCAGTTCCACTTAAATTAGCCCCTTTTAAAAAAGCCTCCCTTAAAACAGCGCAACTTAAATTAGCACAACTTAAATTAGCCCATTTTAAATCAGCTTCCTTTAAATCAGCCTCTCTTAAATCAGCGCAACTTAAATTAGCACATCTTAAATCAGCACCACTTAAATCCAACTTTCGCCAATCTTTATCATCGTTTTTTAATTTTTCGTCGATTTCTGCTTGTGTTAGTTTTTTCATGCGTTATCTCCTTTTTTAACACCACTTAAATCAGCATTCCACAAATCAGCCTCTCTTAAATCAGCCTCTCTTAAATCAGCGCCCTTTAAATAAGCATCTCTTAAATCAGCGCTCCTTAAATCAGCGCCATTTAAATCAGTGCAACTTAAATTAGCCCATCTTAAATAAGCGCCATATAAATCAGCCTCTCTCAAATCAGCATCTCTTAAATTAGCGCCACTTAAATCAGTGCCCTTTAAATCAGCATCTCTTAAATTAGCGCACTTTAAATCAGCGCTCCTTAAATCAGCGCCCTTTAAATCAGCGCCCTTTAAATCAGCCTCTCTTAAATCAGCGCGCCTTAAATCAGCATCTCTTAAATCAGCTCCGCTTAAATCAGCTCCGCTTAAATCAGCCCATCTTAAATAAGCCTTTCTTAAATCAGCATCTCTTAAATCAGCGCCACTTAAATTAGCGCCACTTAAATCAGCGCGCATTAAATTAGCTCCTCTTAAATCAGCACCACTTAAATCCAACTTTTGCCAGTTTTTATCATTGTTTTTTAGCTTCGCATCGATTTCTGCTTGTGTTAGTTTTTTCATGCGTTATCTCCTTTTTTAACACCACTTAAATCAGCATTCCACAAATCAGCCTCTCTTAAATCAGCTCCGCTTAAATTAGCCTCTCTTAAATCAGCTCCGCTTAAATCAGCCTCTCTTAAATCAGCGCAACTTAAATTAGCTTCTCTTAGATTAGTCCCCCTTAAATTAGCGCTCTTTAAATCAGTGCCCTTTAAATCAGCCTCTCTTAAATCAGCATCTCTTAAATTAGCGCGCCTTAAATCAGCGCCTTCTAAATCAGCCCCATTTAAATCAGCATCTCTTAAATCAGCATCTCTTAAATCAGCACCACTTAAATCAGCACCACTTAAATCAGCGCAACTTAAATTAGCACATCTTAAATCAGCACCACTTAAATCCAACTTTCGCCAATCTTTATCATCGTTTTTTAATTTTTCGTCGATTTCTGCTTGTGTTAGTTTTTTCATGCGTTATCTCCTTTTTTAACACCACTTAAATCAGCATTCCACAAATCAGCATCTCTTAAATCAGCCTCTCTTAAATCAGCGCAACTTAAATTAGCCCCTTTTAAAAAAGCCTTTCTTAAAACAGCGCCCCTTAAATTAGCCCAACTTAACTCAGCGCCCCTTAAATTAGCCCAACTTAACTCAGCGCCCCTTAAATCAGCTTCACTTAAATTAGCTTCTCTTAGATTAGCCTCCCTTAAATCAGCGCCAAATAAATTAGCGCAACTTAAATCAGCGCGCATTAAATTAGCTCCTCTTAAATCAGCACATCTTAAATCAGCGCAACTTAAATTAGCACATCTTAAATCAGCACCACTTAAATCCAACTTTCGCCAATCTTTATCATCGTTTTTTAATTTTTCGTCGATTTCTGCTTGTGTTAGTTTTTTCATGCGTTATCTCCTTTTTTAACACCACTTAAATCAGCATTCCACAAATCAGCATCTCTTAAATCAGCCTCTCTTAAATCAGCGCAACTTAAATTAGCCCCTTTTAAAAAAGCCTTTCTTAAAACAGCGCCCCTTAAATTAGCCCAACTTAACTCAGCGCCCCTTAAATTAGCCCAACTTAACTCAGCGCCCCTTAAATCAGCTTCACTTAAATTAGCTTCTCTTAGATTAGCCTCCCTTAAATCAGCGCCAAATAAATTAGCCTCTTTTAAATCAGCGCCACTTAAATCAGCATCTCTTAAATCAGCGCCACTTAAATTAGCGCCACTTAAATCAGCACAACTTAAATTAGCCCATCTTAAATAAGCATCTCTTAAATCAGCATCTCTTAAATCAGCCTCTCTTAAATCAGCCTCTCTTAAATCAGTTCCACTTAAATCAGCTCCCTTTAAATAAGCACAGCTTAAATTAGCGCGCATTAAATCAGCTTCATTTAAATCAGCATTACTTAAATCAGCGCACTTTAAATCAGCATTACTTAAATCAGCGCACTTTAAATCAGCATTACTTAAATCAGCGCCTTCTAAATCAGCCCCCTTTAAATCAGCCTCTCTTAAATCAGTTCCACTTAAATCAGCTTCCTTTAAATCAGCCTCTCTTAAATCAGTTCCACTTAAATCAGCGCCACTTAAATCAGCGCCACTTAAATCAGCGCGCATTAAATTAGCTCCTCTTAAATTAGCTTCTCTTAGATTAGTCCCCCTTAAATTAGCGCACACTAAATTAGCGCCACTTAAATCAGCGCCACTTAAATCAGCGCCACTTAAATCAGCGCGCATTAAATTAGCTCCTCTTAAATTAGCTTCTCTTAAATTAGCTTCTCTTAGATTAGTTCCCCTTAAATTAGCGCACACTAAATTAGCGCCACTTAAATCAATTCCAGTTAAATTAGCGCCACTTAAATCAGCTCCCTTTAAATCAGCTCCCTTTAAATCAGCACCACTTAAATCCAACTTTCGCCAATCTTTATCATCGTTTTTTAACTTCGCATCGATTTCTGCTTGTGTTAGTTTTTTCATGCGTTATCTCCTTTTTTAACACCACTTAAATCAGCATTCCACAAATCAGCCTCTCTTAAATCAGCCTCTCTTAAATCAGCGCCACTTAAATCAGCACCACTTAAATCCAACTTTCGCCAATCTTTATCATCGTTTTTTAACTTCGCATCGATTTCTGCTTGTGTTAGTTTTTTCATGATTTGTACTCCTTTTTTAATCAGCTCATAATTATTTATGAGCTTAATTACATTGTATCAACTTAACTGATATTGTCAAGATTTTTCTTTAAATTTTTTTAATTAAACATATGTATATTTATTGCGCAAAAAAATTGTGAGAAAAAATTACGCACAACTTTTCACCATAAAATTGTTTATTTTTTTAACAAAATTGTTGCTTAAAATCGCATTTTTAAAACAAATTTAAAAAACAAGCGTCAATGCATATAAATTATTAGCAAATTTCTGCTAAATATTGCGTGTATCGTGTTTTTTTGCTTATAGTAATAGCTATGTAGCATAAATTAATTATCGTTTGATTATGCAAAAATTTAGCGCGTTATTTTACAAAATCATTTTTTGATCAGATATGCGCTGTTTAATAAATTCAATTTTTTCTGTAAAATTTTCGTTTATTTTGTTTATTTTTTTATCAATGTGATCGCGATATAAAATTTTGTAGATTTTTAACGCAGCATCTGCTGATAAACGCACAAAGTTCCACTTGTCAATTTTTTTTACAATTTCTGCATACGTTTTGTCATGCGTCAAAAATGATATTTCTGCAGTTGTTAAGTTTAAATCTGATTTTTCGATGCTGCACATTTTAGCAAAAACTGGAAGAGTTGGTGGATAATCATGTTGCATGCATTTTTTAATTGCAAATTTAATTTCGTTGTCGTTAAATTTTTTTAATTCACTAGTCCAAATTTTTATTGCTAAATTTAAAATACTTTCGTCGCTAAATTGATTGCACCATGCACTTCCGTAAATTGCTGTTAACGTTGCAAATATTTTTAATGTACGTTTTTTTAAATTTTCCATTAATTAATTTTCTCCTGCTATTTTTTTTAAATTAGCAACAAACTGTTGTTGATTAGTTAATTTTTTTTGTTGTGATTGTTGTTGCGTTAAATCAATTTCATCAAGCCAGCATTTTTGATTTAGCCATGTCGACGGATGTTTAATATATTTTTTATCAATATTCATAAAAATAATTTCTTGTTTATAATTTTCTACTCCAATTAAAATTTTATCGAGTAGATCATTGTCAGGATTTATTTGAGCAAATGCTTTTAGCGCTCCCTCTTTTGATTTGTGCAAAGGATACACAGCATAAAATTTATCAAATTTTGCAATAAATTCGCTGTTGTTTTTTAAAACAGTAAAAGAAGCGCGTACACGCGCGTTTTTACTCTCTTTAAAATTTTTATCTTGATTATTTACATTTGAGTTATGTTTAAAACTTAGATCTGTATTATAACCATAACCATTACCGCAGTGCTTTGGCACTGCTTGTGCACTGCTTGAGCACTGCTCAGGCACTGCTTGTGCACTGCTTGAGCACTGCTCAGGCGCTGCTTGTGCACTGCTTGAGCACTGCTCAGGCGCTGCTTGTGCACTGCTTGAGCACTGCTCAGGCACTGCTTGTGCACTGCTTGAGCACTGCTCATGAATATTTTCGATTTTTTCCCATTTATTCAATGGCTTATTCCCGTCTTCATCTGGAAATTTATAAAATGGACGTGCTATACTTTGATGATGCCAGCCAGAAATTTTTAAATATTTTTTATCATTAACAGTATATATTTTGATCAAATTGTTTTTTTCAAGCTCATTCAGCAATTGTTCAATTTCTGATTCAGTATCAGAATCAGCTGGAAAAATTTTTGCTTTAATGCATCTAAACGAGTACTGATGTATTCCATTATCGTCACAAAAATTCCATAATCCAATGAATAATAAACGTGCATTTTTTGAACAATTCATCACTTGTTCAGACGCCCAAAATTCTGGTTTTATTGATCTTTTTTTAGCCATATTTGTCATCCTTATTTTTTGTTGAAAAAAAAATATTAAAGCAGTATACTGTATTATACTCGCAATATAAGATTTTTCTTACAAAAAAATTTTTTATTTTTGCGTCTAACAATAATAATTATTTTTGTAATACAATGTACATTTTGTTAATCAAATAATGTACATTTAATTCGTAGCAGGTAAATGATATGAAAAAACAATTTAAGCAATTAAAACAACATGCTGAATTATTGAAAGCGATTAAACTTGCAGGGACTGCAAAAAAATTAGCACAATTAATAAGCAAGTATATTCATTGCAACGCATCAAATATTCAGTTCTGGCGTTATAAAGATATAAAAAAAAATGATGATTTGTTGCCAATCAATGTTTCACAAATCGTCGAGAAAATCTTTAATTATCAAATTATTGCTTTAAATATCTGTCCGTCAATAAAAAAAATATCAGAAAATTATAAAAAATCTCTTGACAAAAAACAGTAAACTGTATTAGTATTGTTTTACCGTCGAGTTTTGAGCTGATTATAACAATAATCAACATAACAAAAATTTAATTTTGTTAGTATCAAAATTTGACGGTTTTATTATGTATATGAATAAAGTATAAGGAGGTATAACGTGGTACATATTAGTGTAATTAACGCTTTAAACGATAAAGCAACAAATAAAGAGATATCTGATAAATTATTTAATAAACAAAAAAAATATAATCTATATAGACAATTAATTGATGATTATGCTTTAGCAAAAAAAAGATGGCATGATTTAGATGATGATGAAAAGTTAGCTCTAATATTAGAGCATATTGATTATAATGATAAATATTTAATATCTGCTGAAGAGATTATATTTATATTTTCTGCTGATGAGATAAAAAATATATTAAAACCAACTTCGACAAATTTACATGCATTTTTTAAAGCTAGATTTGTTGAATCTTTAATTGATAAATATATGTTGCAAATCAGTGATGATATTAACGATGCTATACAATTAAAAGTAGATCCGCATGCTTATGACAGGGATATACAAGAACATATTGATGCGGATAATAAAGAAAGAAGCTTTAGCTTCAAAATTTAACTTTTTTAAATTTGCTAAATAATGAGAATATGAATTATGAAAATTGATGTAAAAATAAGTACATTACGAATTTCAAAGTTTGTTACGTTATTATTTTTTTTGTTTTTAACATTAAAATTAACTCATGTAATAAACTGGGGATGGTTGTGGATTTTTGCACCAATTTGGGGTGCATTTTTATTCTTGATTTTGTTTTTAGTTATAGTAATTGCTGTATTATTAGTTATAATGCCAGATCATTTCTAATAATTATTTTAATAAGATTATAAAAATGAATAAAATAGATAAATATGAATGTACATTTAACTATAAAAAAACATTTAAAGTTGAGATGTACGGATGCAGGATAAATGTTTATTTTTGCGATACATGGAAAGAATTTGCAACATCAACATATGAATTTCTTTCAAAAGAAAAAATAAATTTATTAGATACAGAAGCTTTTTGTTTTGCGCATAATCGTGAATATTATGTGTTTTTTGACACTAATGTAAAAATGTCGATTATTGTGCATGAATGCATTCATCTGTTAATGTTTATAATTGATGATTATGAGCTTGAGTTAAATATAAATACGCAAGAATGGATTGCATATTTAATGCAATTTTTTGTTGACAAAATTTTAGAAATAAAGGAGTTAATCACAAATGAAGATCAAAAATCTAAAACTTAAAAATTTCGCAAAATTCACAGATTTTACATGTGAATTTAATAACAATATTACACATCTTGTCGGAATGAATGGCTCCGGAAAAACAACAGTAGGATTGACAGCAATTTGGGCATGTCTCAAAGGAATTGCTGAAAAATCAAAAAACGATAATCTAATCGGTGAACGATTCAGATTTATTGCAAATGGTGCCAAAAGTGCTGATATTGAATTAACACTTTTAGATACAGAAAAAAATGCTGAAATTATTGTTAAAAATAAAATTTCAGATGCCTCAAATAAAATCACATTTCAAGCGCCTGATGATTATGAATTAAGTAATGATTGGCTTAATAATTTATTATCAGTTGCTTTTTTAAGTACAAAAAACTTTACTCAACTAGATAGTAAACAACAAGCACTTTTATTAGGTATTAATACAGAAAAATTCGATAATAAAATAGAAAATTTAAAGAATGAATATACTTTAATTAATCGTGATTTAAAAAATTTAGGTGAAATAAAATATGTAGAAAAAGTTGAAAAAATATCTATTTCAGAATTAATTGAAAAGAAAAATAATTTAAGAAACATATATTTAGGAAAAGATAAATTTTTAAAAGAAATTGAAAATACTTTTGCAAAAAAACGAGCATTAGAAAATGAATTAAAAGAAATTAATAATAAAATTAAAGAATTTCCTGATTTAAGAACGCTCAATGATGAAGTTAATGATATAATTATAGAAGCAAAAGCTATTGATGAAAAAATTAAAAATTCAGAAGAAATTAATTATAAAGCATTGGAATATGAACGTTTTAATGAAAAACAAACAAAAAAAATCGAACTTGAAAAATCTTTGTATGAAAATAAAGATCAACAAAATAAAATACAACAAGAGCGTCTTGACTATATACAATCATTTAATCTTGGTTTCAATGATTTATCTATTGATGATAAAGGACAATTGTTATTAAAAAATCGACCGATCAAAGAGCCTCATTTTAGCAAAGGTGAGCTTGAGTTAATTGTTGCAAATTTATATGTTGCAAAAAACCCAGATTTAAAAGTAAGATTTATCGATGATTTTGAATTATTAGATGAGCAACATCAAACAAAACTTATAAATGATTTATTACAAGCAGGATTTCAAATAATTACAGCACAAGTTGATAATAATAAATTTGATAAAAAACAAGATAATATTATTTTATTAAGCGAAATATAATTAAGGAGCAAAGGAATGCTAATTAAAACACAAAAAGCCAAAGAAGTTTTTTTAATTGGTAAACATGGTGAAATAAAAATAACATTATTAGAATTATCGAAAAATAAAATTAGAATTGGTATAGATGCACCTAGCGATATGCCTATTTTAAAATATTATATTGCAGATATTTGCGATAATAATAGTTATAATAATAAAAACAATAAAAATAAAAAAGCAAAAATATCTTGACAATGTTTATATATAATGTATAATTATGTGTGTGCGAGTTAAATATTTTTTTTTTAACAACTGCTGGTTAAAAAAACCATCCTTTTTTAGTATTTGCTCGCACATTTTTTGTATTAGTAAAAGGACAATTATTATGAGTTTAGATGATGATTTTATAGGTACACTTATGCGCGCATATAAAAAAGAGTACAAAATTTTAGAAAATGATATTAACAATTTAAGAGCTGTTATTAAACAACTAATGGAAGATGTTAATGATTTACAAAATGAGGTTACATTTTTAAATGAAAGATTATCTTAGTATAAGGAAAAATTAAATGGCATTAACTGAACAACAACTTAAAGATAGAAAAAATTATATTGGTGGATCAGATATAAGCGCGATTTTTGGATATAACAAATGGAAAACAGCTCTTGATATTTACAATGAAAAAACATCAGATGAAATAAAACAAAACGGAAATACAATTGATAATAATTATATTGATTGGGGTAATGAAGATGAACCTATCTTACTATCAAAATTTGAGCGCGAAATCTGCTTAAAAGTAAAACAAAATGTACCAATACGATATCACGATAAATATGATTTTCTTGCTGCAAATGTCGATGGAATTGCGTTTGATCTTGATGAAATCTATATATTAGAAGCAAAATCAATATGCAGAACACATGACGAGTGGGGCGATCCTGTTAATGATATCAATTATAATTTGATCAGCAATAATCAATTAAAACAAAAACGAGGACAAATTCCTGCACAATATTTATTTCAAGTTGCTTATTATTGCGCAATTTATAATTCAACAAAAGCATATATTTTAGTGAGATTTGGTAATCATTTGCCGATGTGTGTTTATCAATATAATCGTGATCATGATTTTGAAAATCATATAATTGAAAATGCAAAAAATTTCTGGGTTAATCATATACAAAAAAAGATTCCTCCTAAGCCGCAAACTTATGATGATGTAAAAGAACTTTACAAAAATGCAATAAAACAAAAAGAAATCATTATAAATAATGATATCATTGATAAATATATAGAAATGACTGAATTACAAAAACAATATAATGATTTAGAGAGAAAAATAAAAAAATATAAAAAAGAATTGTTGTTAAACATTGAAGATGCTGAAATCATTAATAATCTTGCGCATCAAACAATATTTACGTGTCCAACAATTACAAGCGAAAGAATTGATAATAATAAATTAAAAGAAAAATATCCTGATGTTGCAAGAGATTGTAGTTATACAATAAAATATAGACGATTTTATAATAAACTGAAATAGTAAATAATATGATAATTAATTCATGCTGTATTTCATTAATAATATCACTAATGATTCTTGTTGTTGTAATAATAATATGCTGGATGAATAATTTATGATTATTGATACATGGTTTATAACATTTATTGAAATTTATTGTGTATTTATATTAATTTTTATAGCTATATTTTTGCTTAATAAATATTTTTAAATATTCTTTTAATGAGGTTTAAAATGTACATTTTAAGAAGTATTGTTTTTGAGTTTTTTGTTTTGTCTGTAACAATAGCATCGCTGATTTATATTTTTAATTGATCAAATTGTAACAGAAAAAGAAGAAACTACTAAAATTTGCTGATTATAATAAGATTTTTCTTGACAAAATGTGCAAATATTTGTATGATTGCTATAGATTAAATATTAATAATATTAACGGAGTTGTTATAAAAATACAATGTTTATAAAAAGTTTATGCGCTAATTAATTATAATGTCAAGATATTTTTGCTTTTTATCAACTATTAATTAGCGCACGGTTATTTTGGGTAAATAATAATGACTAAAGTTGAGATAGTTAAAGAAAAATGTATTGATGTATTTGACGTAAATGAAAATTACTCATATTTTTCACTTTTTTCACTTGATTATAAATATTATGTACGTAATATAGTTATTGCAATAAATATTAAAACAAAAGATATGCATATCAGTTTTACTATAGATACATTATTACAAGATTGTTCTGTCAATTTTTGTGAATTATTAAAAAAATATAATATACAAGATAATGATAAATTTTATCATTGTAAAATCGATAGAAAAAACAGTCTTATATATAAAAATTATTATAATGCACTTGTTGTAACTGCAATCGCGCCGATTGATAATCAATTATGGATTGAATCAACAATAGAAGATCGTATTGATGATTGTTACGATAATATCATGAATATAATTGATAAACAATTAATGCGTATAAAAATAAGTGATGATCTTGATATTATTATTATTGATGATGATTATGATGATGATGATTATGATTATGATAATGATGAATAAATAATTTATTTTATCGCTTAAATTAAAGGAGTATTTATATGAGTATTGATAGAAACGCACCAGTTAGATCATTTGATATATTACAAACTGCAATAACTCATGATAAACCATTTATAGCTCAAGTAGAAAAAGCGTTACCTGAATTTATGCGTAAAAGAAAAGATTCTACTGAGAGATTTTTACGCGTCTGTCAAACAGCTTTTGTGATGAATGAAGATGCTGATAATTTGCTTAAATGTACATTACTTAGCGTTGAAAAATCAATTTTAAAAGCCGCAGAATGGGGAATTGAACCTGGTGATTCGTTTGGAAAAGCTTTTTTTGCTCGTTATAAAAATAACAGAACAAATGTATATGAGTGTAAATTGCAATTAATGTACAAAGGATTGCTGGATCTTGCATATAGATCAAAATACATAAAAAATATAGAATTTGATTGCATTTATACATGGGACGAGTTTAAAATTAAAAGTGGTGATACACCATCAATTCATCATTTGCCTTATCCTAAGCCTGATGATTTTGACTCTGAACGTGACCTTATTGCTGTTTATGCAATTTGTACTAATAAAAATAATAATAAATTTAGAAGGTATTTGTGGAATGCAGATATTAAAAAACTTAAAGCAATAGCAACAAAGAGAAGCGGAAAAGTTCCGATGGCGTGGCAATTTGGCTACGAAGCAATGGCATTAAAATCAATAATACGGCATATTTTAAAATATGTCCCTAGTAGTTCTGAATGTGATAGCGCAGTAATTTATGATGAATATTTAGAATTAACAGGTGTTGATAAATCATCAGATTTTATTAATGTAAAAAATGCGCTTACAGATACAGATGAAAAAAAACAACTTAATGAAAACATTACTCAAAGTAAAGCATTGCTAGAAGATTTAAAACAAAAAAGTGCATCTATAAATATTAATCAAAACATTATAAATAATTCAAAAAATAATGCAGATAAAAATATAAATGAAAAAGCAGAAGTAAAACCAGAAGTAAAACCAGAAGTAAAACCAGAAGTAAAACAACAACTATCAGAAGAAAGTAGATTGTTTTTTGAACAAGATTGTGGTTAAAATATAAACTGATATGGAGATATTATATGAATACTAAACAAAACAAAAAAACAACTTTGGTGCTAACTAGGCGAGAATTTGAAAAGATCATCATTGGCGATCATTTTATTGATATAACAGTTGTAGCAATCAAAGGCAGACGCGTCAAAATCTCAATAACAGCAGATGAAAATTTAAGTGTTCATCGTGAGGAAATTTTTGATCAAATTAATGAACAAAATGAACAGAATGAGTATGATGAGCAGAACAATCAAGGCGAGCAGAATGGATAAATATGAACGGTTAAGATTTAATGATTATAAAAAAGCAGGTAATATTAAATGTGGAAGATGTGGCTATGCTTACAATGAACATTATAAAACAAAAACTGTTATCAATAAAAATATAAATGGTGAATATAAAAGTTATTATGTTATTTGTCCACAAAACGCAAAAAACGCAAAAAACGCAAAAAACGTAAAAAACATAAAAAATGAAATAAGCAAAGAAAATAGAGAAAATAAAGAAAGCGAAAAAGATATAAATAAAATTAATACTCACGGTTATAAGTTGCAAAATAGCAAAAAATATAAAAATATTTTAATAACAAGGGTTCCGGAAGAAAAAGAATATGCAGATGCTGAATTGAAAATGAGAGGTGCAACAATGCCGATAATTGATATAAGTAAACATGCGATCGATCGCGCATCTTTGCGATTAAAAAAAATCTGGAAAGAAACTAGAGAATCTGATAATGAAGGGCTATATAGCTGGCTTGCAAGGATTGCTGAAAAAGCTCTTGAGACAGAAAAAATAGAAAAAAATGCTGATGAAATGTCAGATAAAATTAAATATATGAATATTCAATTTATTTTTGACTATTCGATGGCAACACCTGTTTTGTTAACTGTAATATAAAGGAGGAATATTTTATGAGCTATCAAGATATAGTTATTAATCTCATTAACGGGAATATAGAAGATATTAATAAAAACGAGGCTTATAATTTAATTGATAATCTAGCGTATATATTATCACAATTTGACTCACAAAAAATTGCATTTTTTTTAGACAAATTAGCTTTTAATTTTCATGAAAAATTCGCAACAAAAAAACAATATTTAGCAAGCATGAAAAATATTGCTAAATATTTACTCAAAACAAATGATGGAAAAATGTTCATTTTTGGACTTAATCTATATGAATCGTATTTTATTGTCGAAGATGAAGAAACATCAGCAAAAAAAGAAGGAAAAGAAGAAGATATTAAAGAAAAAAAGAAAACAGAGAAAGATTTGTTCAAAAATAATACAACGATACATTAATATAAATGAAACATATGAAAGCTGAAGCTGAATAAAAAAATGAGTACAAATTATGACCTTACAAATTTTTGAAATTAGTTAAGTGTATTTAAAAATGAAATATAATATTTGGATAAAAATAGGTGATAAAAAAGCATATTTTGCTGGAACAGGTTATGGCATATCTTTTTTAGATGCTTGTAGAAATTTTTTTGAAAAAGATGTATATTACGATAAATATACTAATACTTACAAAAGTTATAATATTTATCAAACAGAAAAAGATGCTAATAATTCAAAACGAGGTGATTTTTATGAGTGTTCACAAGATATGGATAACTGATCCAACTAAAAAAAAAGATGGAATTAGATTTTTAGGAGAAATTGAAGCACAGACTTTTGATGAAGCATGTAAAATTTTTTTTAAAAATAATATTAATTATGATCATAAAAAAGGAACATTTTTTGGATATAAGTTATTGAGTGACCCAAAAAAATAAAAAATAATTTTTTTATTTTAATTAACAAAACAAAAAGGACATCAATATATGAGTAATTTTTTTGTTGAAAAGGTTAATTATTTTAATAATAAAAACAATAATAAACGCGATTATGTTAATTTTGAATTTGATATAAGCTGCTTAATAAATAATATTATAATGCTTCTAGACAAAAAAATATTATTTTTGCAAAAAAAAGATGCTATGCTAACAAACACATATATTTATTCGTCAATTGACGTTAGATATAAAAGACAATCAAGATATACGCAAAAAAATATTTTACAAAAAAGCAAAAAAATACAACAAACTATAAGCTTGTACAAAGATACAAAAGGAAAAATTTTACAATTAAAAGCAAACGATGGTAACGTTAAAAATAAAACAGAATCATTAAAAATAACAATTAATGATTTGTCAAAAAATATTATCAAACACGATCATGATGAAATAAGATTTATTGATCGATTAAAGTATCTAATAATAAATTTTATTAACAGATTATTTAAGACTAAAATTTCAGGTGAAAAATTAATTGAAAATGCACATAAAATGAACAATGTGTTAGACGCAAAAAGTGTTATTAACAAATTTGGAATGAATTTCATTTGATCAAAATAAGCAAAAATAAGCAAAAATAAGAAAATATATAATAAAATCAACAGCTTGTTGTTTGATTGTTATTTGATTGAATCAATCATTTTTGTTATCAAACTAATTGTTTCTGAGTTGTGTTTTTGTATCAAATCAAGTGTTTTCTCAAAAGAATGTTCCATGTCTTCTATTTTTTCATCAACGTATGACTTGTTTGCTTTGTTTTTATTTAATTTATTAGTTTGCAATCCTATGATGATCAACGCTATAAATAATATTGTAATTGCTATCTCTTCAGTGCTACCTTTTAATATTGATAATAATGTATTGCCTGCTGCTAAAGTATGATATGGGTTCATTTTTCTTACTATATCCCTCATTGCTTTGTTATTAATTCTATTTAATATATATTAACATATATAAACATATTAATTATTTATATAATTTTTTTCATTTTTTCTATTTATCGTATTTTCTAAAATTTTATTTTTTTCTGATGAGCTTTTAGATGTGCCAAAGTAGTAATTGAAGATACCTATAAATGCAGTTGCAAGCGAACCTAACATTATTTGCAAAATGTCTTTATTTCTTATGTCATATCTCATTAATATTATTAATAGTCCAAAAAATCCTATTGTAAGAGATATAGCTAAAAATGATGTTGTATAATCATGTCTTCCTGTTTTTGCTATTTCTATTTCTCTTGACCTTGCATCAGCAATATCAAGCAAATACATTTTATTTTCTTCGATTCCAAGTTCTTTTAATTTTATTTTTAGATCAGCATTTGATTTTTTTATAGCAAGTAATTGTTCTGGTGTTGCTTTTTGCAATGATTCTAATATATCAGCACTTGTAGCATTATCTTTTAACCCTAAAATCTTACATAATTCATTTACAGCAAGTCCTGCTAATGGTGATCCTATAACTGTAGCTATTGTTGGCGCTATTGTACCTATTATTGTTTTTATTTTGTCCCACATTTTAATTATTTAATATCCTATATTAATAATTTGTTAAATTATTTCTAAAATCAGCAATATCAATATTCGGACACGTTTTACCATTTGCTGTTTCTGCCTCATAATGACCGATAATTTTATCAATTGGAATTTTAAAATGATCTTTTAATTCAGAACACAACTTATATAAAGAATTAATTTGATTTTTGCTAAAAATTTTAATACCAATTAAACAAATACCAATGCTTGTTTTATTATATCCTAATGTGTGCGCACCAATTTCAGATGAATATAAATAATTATCACCATCTAAAATACGACCACATTCTATTGATCCGTTTAACGATTCTAAATAAAAATCAGGTGTTATCTGTCCATTTAATATAACAAAATGATACCCTATCGTTCGCCAACCTCTTGCAATATGCCATTCTCTAATTGTTTGAGAATTACCAAATCTACTATCAGAACAATGTACAATTATTTGTTCAACTTTTGCCATTTTTCATTTTTTCTGCGTTAGAAATACCTTTTTTGTCATTTTTATTATCTTGTTCAACATTTTCCAAAGGTAAAAAATTAGAACATATAATCTGTATCTCACTCCATGAAATATTAGGCAGATTTTTTTCTTCTTTAAAATAAGCAAATAATTTTGCTACAATTTGCTGTGGTACTTTATAATACATATTAATCTCCTTTTTTTATTAAATTTCTACCAATAGTATATAATTTAAACAATAGCTCTTGAATTATTTATAGTGATAGCTCTTGAATTCTTTTATCATGATCTTGGATTATTTTCAATAATATCGGTATAAATTTTTTATAATGTACACCACATAAATTATTATCATCATCATAAAAAACAAATTCATTATTTATTTGTTCTACATCCTCTGCAAGTAAACCATATTGTCGTTCTGGATTGACTTCATTATCCATAAATTTTTTAGTTTTTGGATCTTTTTTCTTATAATTAAAAGCATAAACTGGCAAATCAAAAACCCATCCATAATTAAAATCAGGGTCTAAATTCTTTTTTATAGCTTTTATTGAAGAAACATATCCTAGAGTTCCATCGCTTTCTACTTCTACATCTCTGCTAGAAGTGACAGTTTTGTTATAAATATAAGTTGATTTAACTTCTTTAGTAATTGCGTTAAATGCCATCATCGTATCAAATATAGTCGGAAGCCCTTTCGGAACACCTGCATCTCCGTATAATTGTAATTCTGTGGGAGTGCGCTCAATAACATAGTTACTAGTAGCATGTGTGCTGACCCAGTCAAATGTGTGATTAAAATAAGCACCAAACGCAATATGCTGCTCGCCATCTTTATACGCTGATTGTACCATACACGGATAAGTATTATCATCAGTAGTATAATAAGCGCATGTTGCTGAAGAATTCGGAGATGTCGAATTTCCGCGATAGACTACTTTTGCATAAACAGGGAACGAAATTGATCCACTAGTGGCAAAGTCTAGTAATAATTTATCTGTCGTATTAATTTTTGATATTACACCAGACGATACTTGCCAAATAGTTTCCGAATCACCTAAACCACGCCATGACCCATTTTCATAAAATTCAAATGAATTAGTTGTGCTATTATAACGCGTCATTCCATTGACAGGTGTTCCAGGACGTTCACCAGTTGTGCCTGCCGGTAATTTTAAAAATCCTGTACTACCATACGTAGCATCTCCAGATATAGTAATACCACTAGCAGTAATATTAACATTGCCAGCACTATTTAAGTTAATATTGCCAGATGAAGAAGTACTTAAATTAATATCAAAATTTTGTGCGCTTATGCCAATTCCGCTACTAATACTATTCACAGAAATCTGTGCATTTGGAGTATTTAATACAATATGATTTGTGCATTGTAAATCTATTTCTGCATTAGCTTCAATTAACAGATTATTATTTACTGACATTTGAGCATTTGGTGATGCAGTTAAATTAATATTATCAGTAGTTAATGCTGTAAACCATCCAGCACTAACTCTTGAAAGATTTGTTCCTAAATTATTTAGATTTACTATATTTTGACCTTGCATATCCAAATTTCTTGCATTTGTCATGGTATAAGTGCTACCACTATCAAGCCATAATGCATTAGCACCTAATTTGACATAAGCTGAAATTCCATCCCATACAAATTCTTCACCGGAGAGAAAAGATTGGCCTGTGTTTGTTTTTGTTAGATCATTATCAGTAACATTTGATGCAGCAATATAAATTCTTCCAATTTCTGCATTTGCTTCAATAACGGTAGGAAAATCCGCGGGTACATTAATTATTTTTGGTGGTAAACTTCCTCCTCCACCACCAATTGTATCTAACAATCCTACTAATAAACTTCCCATATTTTTATATTACCTTATATTAAATATTTTATTTTTTATAACTTTTAAATATAACTTTTAAAATCACCCGTAGCTTCTCGGCAATAATATTATTGATCTATCTGCTGTTTCTGATGCATTACTAACAATTTTTAATGCATAAATAGAGTTAAAATCATTTGCAAGAACTCCATACGCGCGTCCTGCTGTGCATGTAATACTAACTTGTATGTTATTAACATTATAATAATCAAAAAAGCTTATGCCATCATAAGATACTTTGAAAGTTAATGATGTTCCGTCAAATGAAGCAGGTAAAATTATTGTTTTAAGAGTTGATCCATAAAATTTTACAATATCACTTGTAGTTTGACCGCTTAATATTATTGCAGTAAGCGGTTCAATTATTGATGTTAAATACTGTGTAACTTTGCTCATATTTATACCTATTTTTATAATTTATAAAAAAATTTATTATTCAACCCATCCCATAACTGATAATTTTAAATTTGTATTTGCATCAGATGTTGACAATCTATATCTAATTTGTTGCGCTGTATCTGTAATTATTTTATATGTATAAACATTTGCGCTAGCATTATCAGCAGTGATATTACCTAACGGCGCTCCAGCAGCTCCAGGAGCAAGATCGGCGTGATATACATTTGTTAACCACCCTATGCATCCAACAGTTGGAGAAGATAAATATGCATTTAAAATCATTTCGCAATAAATTCCAGGAGGAACTGGCAATGCAACAACTACAGCAGACGTACCAGGATTTGTTATATTATAATCAGTAACAGGTGTAATCCAGTAGTGAACTCTATCAGCGCAGTTACATCCTGATCCGTGAAATGATCCAGCAATATAATTAACAATATTTGATGACCCATCGGTATAAACTGATGCGATACGTTTATATGCTGTATATCCTGTTGCATCTGCTAATAAATTTGTCGCAGTAATTGATGTGTCAAAACCAAAATCTACTGTAAAAGATGTTGTTGCTATTCCAAATAAGTGATACCACGTGTTTGGCAATAATGCTACAGTACTTGCACGCCCACCATTTCCAGATCCAGCAACCCAAACTTGATCAAGACGTTTGATAAATGTTCCTGCAAGCGTATATGCTTGATAACTTAACGTATCTCTAAAAGTTCCAGGTGCTATATCAATATGAGTTGTTGGATTCGCTGCGTTTGGATTTGTGAATAATCCATATATTCCATTAAATAATGGCAAACTTTCACGCAAAAATGGATCTTCTATCGATTGAAGAATATAAGCACCACCTTTAACAGTTACCTCAACAAGTCTGCCTGCAACAATATCACCAGGATCTAAACCTGTACCATCATATTTTTGAATAGGCCTTGCAATTGTATCATTAAAAGCTTGTAAATCACTTGCTGCCGTATTTGTATTAGCAGCATAAAATGTAAATCTAGATCCTTCGGACATTACTAATGTTGGTGCTTGCATCGGAGATATTGCGTTAATTATATAATGATTTGCTGTACCTGAATCAACGCCATGAAATGCTTTTGATGCATAATTTGCAGCACCTTTTGACATTTGGTTTAGATCTGTTGGTGAGAACGACTGAATACTATTTAAAACATAATTTTTTAATTCTGAATTTTCACCCTCATTAAATTCAACTGCTGTATATATATCACCTGTCGATTTACTTGGTACATCTCTCATGCGTTATCTCATTAAATAATTAATAATTAAAAATTGTACATTAAATGATATATGCTTCAATTATAAAAAATTTTATTTATACTTTTATCGTAATTATTCAGCGAATTTTTAAAGGATGAATGAAACAAAGCAAATAATAGTATTTAGAATATAGAGTTTGCAGTAGGCGCAGGGCGATTGTACCAGAGATTTTCGGATTGATTTTGTGACGACTAGCGCACAGGGATAGAGGCGCGGGAGGTAGATGCGCCCCTAAATTTAAAACTCAAGCAAAATTTTGGTGAATAGTTACCTTTTATCTTATTAATCATCTCTATATCTAGCTACAATTTTGACTGGTGCAGGTTTTAATTTGTTAAAAATGCATAAAATTAAATTAGCAAGCGTTTCTTCACCGAAAGTTATGGGAAAAGTCAACGGGAATACATTTGACGGTCTATTTATGTCAAGAAAATGTACAATCATTGTAAATTTTGCTTCTTTAATTGACCCAAAAAAATAAATTGGAAATGTAAACGGAAAAAAATTACTATGTTGATATCCGTTTAATATCTCTATTCTGACACCAAAAAAATCAGCTAGCGCGATAAAATCTGGTGTTGATGTCAAATTCATTAATGCAAATTTTGCAATTGCATATTGCCTACGCTCTTCAATTGATTTATTTTTAGGATTAAAACACTCATCAGGAATTCCTAATTGCCTTTCCCATTCATCAATTAAATTATATGTGTAAGGTAAATAGTGTTCGTCTGCCAATTCTTTAATTTTTGCCTCAACACGCATAAATTCGGATGAAAATGCTTGTAAAAGCGATCTTAAATTAGATCCTTGTATATTTTTTGATCTGAAAATATCATCATTTGGCAAATAATCAGCAAGTGATTGTGTGATTTGCTCATCTGTGTTAACAATAAAAGTTGTTTGTTGTGGTAATATTTCCATTACTATTTTCTACGTTAAAAATGTACAAGAATTGTACACTGCAAGCTGCCCATGCGATATTGTGATATCACCAACAGGCGATGATAATGTAAAACTTTCTACATGTTCTCCTGTCTCTGGATTAATTGTTTGATAAATAATTGATCTATAAGCATCTTCTATTAAATCAATACTAACATCAGGAATTTCTTTAAAAAATTGAATTAAATTTTCTTTGATTGTATTTTGCATCGATTGTGAATTTGGCACTAAATCTGTAAATACAAAATCAACAGGAACTTTTGTTGGCGCAATAACATTAACATCATCATCAAGCATTGGTGCTGTTTTTATTTTTAAAAGCTCAGTTTTTGCTTCAAGTAATTCTGCAGGAGTTGGGATAATATCGTCATCGTTTGCGCGTATAAAATATACTTCAATTTCTCCTGCAACAGGATAAGCATCAAAAGTCCAAACTTTTGTTATCCAAGGTATTTCCTTTAATGTTTTTGTTATATCAGCATCATTAAAATTAGATATAGGATTAGCATAAGCATCAAGAACTCTAGCTCTGTAAGATTCGATCTCTTCTTCATCTTCACCACCTGCTATTTTTCCAGCTTGAACATAAGCATCATCATCAACACCAACAATCGGTGATAATAATGTTAATTTTGCACCGCTATCTAAATTTTTATCCTGACCAGTTTCAACAGACTGAATTTCAACGCTTGCAACGTTTGATGTTGCTGTAATAGTTCCAGTAGCCGGTGTTGCAGGAGATCCTGACACAGTATAAGTAAATGTATTTTCTGTTGTTTCCAAAATTGTAAATGTACCGTTGTATTCAGATTCGTTTGCTCCTGCTATTGTAACAGAGATATTAGGTGCTAATTTATGATTTATAGATGTTGTTACTGTAGCTATTATTCCGCTTCTTGTTATTCCAACATTATATATATGTTGGGTAATATTATAATTACCATTTATAACCTCATATTGGATATCGCTTTCATTTTGATAAATAGTTCCAAGCGTTATTGTTGATCCTATTGACCCTGTTGCTGTAATAAATCCTAATGCTGTGCTTGCAGGATTAACATCAATTCCTTTTAATAATCCAATTTGCCTCAGAAAAGTTATATCTTTTGCTGTTTGACTAAACATTTCATTTTTTATTTGAGATTCTTGTTTGTATAAATCAAAAATTCTTCCTGATATCCCAACACATAAAGCTCTAATATACGATGTTCGTAAAAATGGATTTAAAACAGGCAGTTCGTTTTGTACATCAGACAAAAGCCTATCTGTAACTGATTGTCGATTTTCAGGAAAAATAATACTCATTATTGTATATTTATATAATTCATAAACTTATATTAATAAAATATATTAATAAAAAAAATATTTATTTTATATCTTTTAATTAATATCATTTTCTAATTCTTGTATAGTATTTTGCCACAACTTAAAATATTTAGACAGAACAATATCGCTACTAATTATTAAAGAAATTTTTATTAATAATTCTTTTTGCGCATTATATGATGTATCAACTGTAAAATTTGATAATAAACTATCTGTTATATACCATTGTAGCGCATTATTTAAAAAAGTTTTTGCATTATTAAGTGTTAACTGATCAGCTCTTGCTTGTGATAATAACCATAATTTAGATCCTTGCTCAAAATTATTATATCCTAAAAATGCATTACCCCACCATCCACGTCTTTTTTGTGCTATTGATATCTCACTTGCTGATGCTCTTCTCTCACATAAAACAGTCATTAGCAATGATGTTTCAAATCCCTGTGTTATTTCTATATCTCCATCTATAAAATTAATATCATATAATCCGTAATTATTTTTTATTAATTTAAAATCTACAAAAGCCATAATATATACTCATAAAAAATATTTTTTTTAAAATCTATTAAATACATCTTAAATTGATGTGTTTGTGCCAGCGCTTGTGATTGTACCATAATAATCAGTTCCTCCAATATTTACAGTTATTTGATCTCCAAGCCTTGCTATTTGATTACCACCACTACCTAAATTTGTTTGCGCAGCATTTATATTAACATTTCCACTTGTATATATCTCTACAGATCCATCATTTTTAAATTTGACATAAGTATTTTTTATCACATTTCCAATAAGTACCTCACCCTCTTCAAGATTTTTAAACCTTTCATCTCTGCTGCATCCTATAATCGCCCTATTATTGTCATTCCCATTAACAGCAAAAATTATAGCTTGTACTCCAACGGGGAGCCGTGTGTATAATCCATACGGATTAATAACAAATGCATCTCCATGCTTGTTTGGATATTCAACTTGGACTTTTGGAAATTGACCTGTATCAGGTAAACTATTTGATACATATCCAACTTTAATAATATTTTTTATTAATTTTAAAAAATACTTTAACAATATATTTCTCCGTTTAAATTAATAATTAATTAAAATCATCTTGAACTTTTCCACTTTTTTTATTTTTTTGTGGTCTATTTACTTGTAACGTAAATGCATCTTGTATCATTAATATTAAATTAGTCTTTGATCCATCATCTACAGATTGAGAATATGTTACCTCTGTAATTAATAAATTAGCATCAATTGACTGTCCATCTAATCCGGCACTTTGATCAAATACTTTTACTAACTTATTAACTTTCCATATTTCATTGTCAAGTTTAGGAATAAATCCTTGAACTTCGCAATTGTATATAACTGAATTAGCGCGCCTAAAATTAGCTTCCCATTTCGCAGTATCTTCAGTTTCATCTTGATCGCTATTATCAGGAGGCTCAATATATAATATTCTTGATTTTCTTATTTCCTTATCATATGCATCAGCTTTAATTTTAATCATTTCTGATGGTTTACCAATAAAATCATTTATTGATGCAGATGTTGATAAATTATAATGATAAAATCTTTTAGTGTTATCATAACTGCATGAAGAATTGAGTATTGTTGCTAATGCATTTTTATCTGTTGATAATACTGTGTTATAAATTTCATTTTTTGCTCTTTCAAAAACAATATATCCATTTCCATTTGTAGTTAATAATACCTGTGATTTTTTTGCATATTTTGATAAAAAATCATACGCTGTTGTTCCTATAGAATCACCAGAAACACCAGAAAATTTTTTTAAATTAAATCTATTAATTATTTTAATATCTTGTAAATTTAATATTTCTAATATTTTTTTTGTTATAGTTATTAAATCTGCTTTTTTAAATTCAATTTTTGACATATCAGGTTGACTGTCAACAATATCACATGTTATATCTCTACCGCTTATAGTTATTGTATGATTTTGCACATCATATGTAGTGTCAATTTTTTCTATCCATCCTGTCATTACAAGTGAATTTTCTACGTAAATTTTACAAATATTTCCAACAAAAATTGGAAAAACATTATTTTTAAATGATGATGTTGTGAAAAAAAATGATCCACAAAATTTATCAAGAGATCTTGTTACTCTAATAGTCTCCCATCCTGTGTATAAATTACCATTAACTTCCAAATGAATTTCAGACATTATTCACCCTAATTTACAATATTTTGCAATATCATTATGTTTTTTATGCTTCTAAAATTTTCACAGTCCCTTCTATGCGCGATGGATTATAAGATAGATTAATGTCTAATAATTCATCATAATTATCAGTATTACCATAATAATTGAATGCTAAAACAGTCATGGGAATCGTTTTTGTCTCAATTTCAATAATTTTATTAACAATTAAACGTCTTTGCTCAAAAAATACACGAGCTTGATTCCGCAATTCATTAATTTTATCTAAAAGATCGTTTGATAATATATCGTTAGAACTGTTCAATAAATAATCGTATGATTCATCTAGAGTTCCTGCAATATTATCTAATTCATTATCTGTTTGATAATCAATATCTGTCGCAGAATCTACTAAATTACAAAAAGCAAGCGCATTAATTGTCCCATTGATTAATTTATTATTTTTTTTATTTTCTTCAGATTCTGAAGTATTTGCAGTCACAAATTGATCAGTCAAGCCGAACTGTATAAATTTTAAGCTAGCATTAAATCTTGTTGCACCATCGTCTGATAATGCGTCAAAATTTGATATTAAATTAGATATATTTTCGCCTGCATCATCATCTGTATTTGATGCTGTTCTGTACACATTATTATCAAATGTTCTCAAAATCTCGCGAAAATCAGTATTACTTGTATTTAATGCAGCTGTATTTCTGCTAATTGCATTAAGTTGTGATGATAAATTGAGCAATTTGTCAGCAGATCTAATTATGTTGCGATTAAAATTTACAGAGTACTGACTATTAAAATCACTATTGATAAAATCATATAATTCGTCGTATAAATTTGCTATTTTTGCAATATTATTAATATCAGCAGTCGGATAAAGCGGTTCTTCAGCTTCTGAAAAATTCATTGTGAAATTTGCTATTCCAGTGTTTGCAAATTCTTCGCTTACTGTATAACTTGTACACTCACAATTAATCATACCTAGAAAGGGATGTGTTAATATCCCAATATCTTTGCTGCTTAATGCTTGCTCGAGTGCTAATTTTTTTACGGTATATAATTCACCATGCACCAATCCGTTAATGCTAAAAATCCGTAAATTTTTGCCCAAATCTTCAACATATCTAAAATCTTTATTTGGATATTCGTGTGTTACAGTTTTTCTACCTGCAGTGATTGTCCCGCTTACATAGATAAAACCAACGCCTTTAAAGTCAGCTGGGTAAGTTGTGTCAAAAACAGACATATAATCACCTACATCCGTGAGAACGCCATGTTGTTTCCCAAATCAAAATAAGTATGCTGCATTCCTTTTGTTGTAATATTATTAACCATTTTACCAGGGTCATTTAGTGATATATGCATTTTTGATGTTACAGTTTGAGGTTTTAAAGAAAAAGCACCCATCATATTATGCATCATTGTTTGATGCATAACAGTTTGTGTTCCTGTTTGTTGATTAACAGCATGATGCTTTTTATGAAAAATTGCATAAATAGCTTTTGCTATCCAATAATAAACGTTTAATTTTGTAAGCATTTGCCCGATTAAATAAAGTGCATCTCCAAGTCCTTCAAGCAATCCTTTAATAATAAAACTCCAAAATGGCCATATTGCCTTTGATATTGCATATAATTGATTAACAACGTCGCGAAAATCTTTGCTTCTCATGTACAAACCAACAAATGCAGCAGTAAGTGCAATTACAGCAATAACTGCAAGAGTGATTGGTGCAAATGCTGCTGATATTGCTAATGTTAATACACCCATTGTCACAAAAAGAGGTCCAATAGCGGCAATAATTAATCCAACATATACTAATATTTTTGCTAATGTGTGATGTGTTTTTTCAAAAACAACAACTGATTTTCTAATTCTTCCAAGCGCATTAATTAAATTAAACATATTTGTTTTTAAATCTAATGCATCAACTATTAAATCACCAATTGGTGCTAATGTAAGTGTAACATTATCAAGTAATGTGCTTGTCAATCCTTTTAATGTACCCATCAGGATTAACATTGCATTTGCAAAAACTCCGCTTCCTTTTGTTAATTTATCTAATAATTCATCATAAACTTTAGCATTAATATAACCAGCTTCTGCTTGTTTTAATACATTTTTTAAAATATGCCCATGTTCTTTTGCAATTTTTCCTAAAACATCTGTCATACCTATTCCCTGGTGCATCATTTGCCTTAATTCACGAGTATTAAGTTTTCCTGTTTGATGTACTATACCGTAAATTTGCGCAAGAGTTTCTATATCACCGTATTTTGCTCCTGCAGCTATATCACCAAGTTGTTTTAATACTTTTAAAACATTTTTTCCACTAACGCCAAAATTTATCAATTGAATTGCTGCACCTGCCATACCCTGAATACGAAATGGTGTTTTTGCAGTAAAATCAATTAATTTTTGCACAAACTCTTTAGCTTTTTTTGAAGAATGGAATATTGTAGTAAATTTAGCAGTAATTGTTTCCATATTTGCGCTAGCTTTTAATGCTGCAATGCCAAAACCAGCAATTGGGAGAGTTAAACCAGCAGTTAAAGCTTTTCCAGTTCGTACCATTGAATCACCAGCATCTTTAACTTTCTGTCTTAGTAACATAGCTTTTCTTGTTATATTTCCCATTGATCTAACAATTCTAGCTGCTGTTTGACTAAATCTATCTACTGCTGTAATTGTATATGATACGTCATAAGTCATTTTTAAATAATTACCTTATATTATTTTTTCTTAATTCAGTTTCAATTCCATTTTGTATTTTTTTCATATTTTGTATTATGTCAAAAACTTCTGGCAAAGGCATATTTTGCAATTCTTTATAACTAAATCCACCATTGAAGAAATAAATAATTTTGCATATTTCAAACATTATTTCTTCTTGCGTGCTTCCTTCCATGGTGGAGTAATAAAATTTTCCAAATACGCTGCCATGATATCTTGTTCATCATCTTCACTTATTGATTCTTTTAATAAATTATTCAAAGGTACATTGCCATCAATAAAGCATAAATTTTTGCACATTATATCCCAAAATACGTCATAGAATAACTCTACTTTTTCAAGAGGTAATATTCCGTATATCATAGTTAATAATTGTTTGCCGTCTATTTCATCATTTACATTTGTATCTTTTTCAAGTTTTTTAATATCATCAGAATTTAATTTATTTCTAAATTGCAATTCTATGATTACATCAGTCATATATTTTTTTAATTTTAATGTTGATTTTTTATGATTAGCTGATGGAGCAATAAGAATTAATTTATTTGTTTTTTTTTCAATACCTTCGTGTTGATAAATTATTTCATTTGATAAAATAAATTCAATTTGTTTTTTATCTTTGAACACATAAACCTCCTAAATAATAATATTATAATTATAATTAATATAATTGATAAAAATAATAAAAATAAAGTGATGAATTTGTATTAATATCAGCTTTGAACGAGTTGTCTGCAATGAAACTCAACTTCGAAAGATTCATCAACGCCAATATTAGCATCAGGATTATTTATAACAACGCAATTTTGCCCACTTACACTAAAAGTACCTTCAGATACTGAAATAGATACGCCAACAGCTATATCAACAGATTGCCATGTTCGCAAATATTCTAAATTTTGAGGAGTAGTAAATAATGCAAATTTTATTTTACCTATTCGTGTTGATACATCTTCAGATACAGCTATCCCTGATGTTCCTCCACCACTTGATATACCAGTAACTTTTTTTTCACCAAAACCATTATTAATCATAGTTGTATTTGCTTTTGGAACAATAACAATATTATCTATTCTAATAGTTGGATTTGATAAAACTTTTTGTATTAATTCTGTCATTATATTTACCTCAAAATTATCTATTTTTTATTAGATTTTTAAATATTTTTAACTATTTAAAGAAAATGTTAATTGCATTGTTGCAACTATTTGACGTAATTGCGTAACAACAGGATCAAGCATAACAATAGTAACTTTTCCTTCGATTTCTGTTATAGTAATAGTTAAATTATCTCTAAATAATTTAATTGCAGTTTCTCCAGCTGGAACAAGCGCTAAATCAGCTAATTCAGCATATAATTTCATGCATTCAGACCTTATAATACCTTCGTTAGCCATATTATAACCAGGAACCAAATCTCCTAATGATAATCTTGTTTGTCTAAATGCTGTTTTTAAATTATTATGAAAATATTCGCGAACATTTGATGCTTGATCTACATAGTTTAAATATTTATAACTTAAATCTGTATCTCCTGCAGCATCTTGTTTATATCTAGTTACAACACTATCAGCAATTATTGATGTATTTCCTACATTGTTACCCAATATAGTCCAACCTGCTTCTTTTAATTCTGATCTTTCTGAATCAAGCCACATCAAGTCGTTATCAATTAAAGGTAAATTTACAAACGGAGTATTGTGATAAGGTAATGTTGATATATGTATCCCGCCGTAATTATCATTTGCAGATTGTGATGCATATACATAATTTGCAATAGGAGCATCAGTTGTTAATCTCAAAGCTCTAATTGCTGCAAATTGAGATGCAATTACATAATCAAGCTCAACTAAAGAAGAACCTTTTCTTGCAGCATCAGTTGGAACAGTTCTGTTTGCTATAAAAGTAACGTTTTGACTGTTATTGCCATAAGTAGCTGCTTTTAAGTTTGCTTCTGTATCTGTTACAGCCATTATTCCAACGCCGTCTAAGATTTTATCTCCAGATATGTTAAATCTATTATTTAAAAAAGTGATAATATTATTATTAGTATCATTTATAAGATAAGTTGATGGAAAAACAATAGTTTGATAACGTAAATTTGCAACAACATCTAATACATTATCTAATGAAGGGTTATTAGCACCACCGCTAAATGCTGTAAGAGTAGTCGTAACACCAGCTACTGTTCCGCTATATCTTAATGATATAAAATTACCCTCAAGACCTCCATTTTTTGCAGTTAAAGTAACAGTTCCTGTTACATTTACAGCAGTTACAGGACAGCTAGTATCAGCAGTAATTAATGTCACTAATTTGTCACCAATTGTTGTTGGTGTATCTGTTGTTACAATTGATACTGTATACGTATGATTTAATTCACTCCCTATAGTGATCAAAATACTTCCAGCTGCTGTTGGCGCACCGCTGAAAGCAACAACACCAGTCGCGTCATTTGCACTACCATCATCGTCAATCGGAATTGCATCAAAACGTGATATTTTATTATATGCTTTTGCTGCTGTAATCATTGTTGCTAATATCGACCCTTCTCCAAACAATGTATTTTGCTCATTAGAATTATCAATATTTTCTACTAAATCACCAGCAGGAGCTGTTCCAGCAGCAAGTTTTTGGCCAAGAAATAAAATTTTTTGTGCTTCATTTTGTGCAACTTGAGTCGCAGGTAAAATTTGAATATTTACAGATGGATTTGAAATCGCCATGTTTCTACCTCTATTTAGATTTTATATTTTTAGGATTTTCATTTTTTATGCTTCTAACCACTGAATCACAAATAGTTAAGCAATTATCAATTTTTGAATCTTTAAGTCTTTTAAGCCAATATGATGTTATTTTTATTCCAGAATTATCTTTTGTAAGAGTCAATTTTTGACCTTTTTTATAATTAAGTAAGTCAATATTTAATTTGACAACAAGAGGAAATTTATACTTTCTTAGAAAATCATTCATAATTTAAAATATTTTGTTAGCTAAAATAAAATAATAATCAAAATTTATACAAAAATTTAACAGAAAAAAAATGGATTAGATAGAAAAAAAAATTTTATTATATAATTTAAAATTGCTATTCTTTTTAAAAATTAATTATATATTATTGATTAATTATGGCTACGTTTTATTGCTGTTAACAAGCAATGATGAATTGAAGATATGAAATTACTAGTTAAGTAATGTTTTTGCAATATGTAACGTACATTTCGTCGCCACCCACTTTTATATGCAATTTTGACCATTTTCACCATATGGGAAAAATGGTCAAAATGATAATAAAAACATCAATAATTGCTTTTGATAATAAAAAAGATATTATAAAGGTATATCATCTAAATTAATCGAATCAGTCATAAATATTTCATCGTTGAAACTACTTAGATAATTAACATCAATATCTCTAAAAGCAACTCCTCTTCCGTCATCAATAGTATCATAATATGTGATATATTCAGTTGTTTCAAATGTAAACTCATGTACATAATAAGCATGGTTATAAATAAAAAAATTATCTCCACTAAAAACAATACCACTATATGGAGGTTGATCAAATCCTGAAGGTAATCGTGTTCTTAATAAACTTCTGCACAAAAAAGGTAGCAATTCGTCTGCCAAATCACGAGCTGCGCGTGCTGCAATTTCTGTCGTCGCTGGAATTGGAACATATATACTGATTGGTTGAATAACTAATTGTCTATATGCCTCAGCTTTTCCAGGACTTACTGTTGCATCAGTCATAGTTTGACGATCTTTATTTGCAACTCTATTGCTCAAAACAGAAAAAGCCCACAATTTATTAGGATCTTGTTTTGTGTATCCATCTAAAATTCGATCAATATCTACACCTCCAGATATCCTTGGTTGTACGCGACAAATAGGAGTTCCATATGCAGGAGATCCTAAAACTTTTTGGATTGAAAATGTAAAATGTGTGTCGTCAACATAAGTTATTTGATGCCAACCGTTATACCCGTATTTTAAATCTTCTAATAATTTTGCTGCTCCAGTTGCTGGAGTTATCGGTGTTCCTTCAATTGAATATGTAATATTTCTTCTATTAGATACGGTTAACAACTCATGACTACCGTTATATTCAGATTGATCTGCATCGATAATTTCGATATTAAATGTTTGATTAGGCAATGATTCTGTTTGATCATGATCATTTGATGTTGTTGCTGTTGCTATTCCATGATCGTCACTTTCAAGCAAAATTATATCATTAGGGACTAAAGTTCCTGAAATGTGTACATAATTACCAGTGATTAATCCATGTGCTGCGCTTGTTTCGACAGTTGCAACCAAACCACTGCTTGTTATCTGTACAATACTAATTTCATCTGTAAAATAATTTGTATATTTTGGTAAATTTATACGTAATTGCTTAATTATATCCAATGATCTCATATTATTTTTACCTTTTTTATACTTTTTTAGTTAAATATTGTTTTAATTTTGATTCGAAATGATTTCTAATATTTCTTTGATTTTTTTTGATTGACGTGATCAAATATGGCCTTTGAGCCATTTTATATGTTCCGTTCTCCAAATATTTAGCATATGTGACGCCTTTGGGATTTCCTTTGCGATTCTGAAATTCTTGTTTTGCGCCAAATTGCATTTTATCTGATCCTATTACGTCAAAATCCAATGATTTCCACAATGATCCTGTAAAGCTTGCTGGTGCTTCACCAGCTCTTGATGCTCTATGCAAAACAGTTTGTTTTTTTCGTCTCAATTTATAAAGACGACCGTGCTTTGGCTTTGCAAGTATCATTTTTTTTGATTCCTTGATTAAATCTTTACCAATACGATAAAATGCTTGTCTGATTGCACGATGTTGAGTTAATGCAAGTTTGCTGATTTGCACTTCAACAGCTTTATTTTTTGGGTCTGCCCATACTGCAAACATAAATATCCTTTGACGCTTGCCGCTATTTCATAAAGTTCACAATTAAACTTATTTTATACCATAATTATGCTTCATTTACTTGTAAATCTACAGTTCCACGCAAATTACACGTCATTTTGTAAAATTTATTGCCTTCATCTAAATTTTCAACGCGCAAAATGTTTAAATAAACATCGTCTGTGCCATTAATAGCTAAAAATTTTAACCATTTTTCAGGTGTTATATTAACAAGATATCTTATATATACATTATGCGTAACAACTTGTTCAGTATTTGTGCTATCAAAAATTGTTTTTCCTGTGACGCTTTCGACAAGCGCCCACACTTCTTTTTCAACTGTAAACGATTCCGTAAAATCTACACTTCCTGATGATGGGGGCATAATTTGACGAGCATTTATTATAATTTTACGATTTAAAGCGCCAATACAAATGCGCCTGCTTGTGCGTCTAATTTTTGTACAATCTGCCATATTATATCATCTTGTGCTTTTTTTGAACTGTTGCAAAAAATGCAACTGTTCATTTTTTAATAAATTTAGAAAACTAAACGCATTCTCCTGCGATACTGTAAACACCCAAATCGTAAATGCGGTACATTTGATAAATAGCATTGCTAGTAGCAGGTAATAATTTCATTATCGATGCTTGATCACAATCACCTTTGTTTTCGTAGACTGCTGCTAAGTGGTTGAGCAAAGCAAGTCTTATGTCATCAGGCACATCAGTTTCTGATGTGCCATAGCCTGCCGTAAACTCAATTTTAATTGCTTGTAATTGTTCATCAATATCTATCGGATAATGTTGATCATTTTTTAAAACAATTTTAGAAAAATCAACTTCATCAGTTACATAATATAGTGTTGATGTAACTGTTGTAAATAAACTGTCAACTAAATATTCATATAAATCAAGTGATTGCAATTTTGATCGTCTTAATTTTATACAACACTCAAAAAAATCTCGATACGTTCTGAAACCTGTATTAATAAATATTCTACGCGTATAATCTTCACCAAATTTTGTTGCAGCTTTGATCAAAAATGTTAAGTATGTATCTTGTGATGTATCAGTTGGGTCAAGCTTTAAATGTTCTTTAACTTCTGCAAGAGTGACGGGAGTCGTTGCAGGCGGTGTAATTATATGATAACTATATGCTCTTTCCATTTTTAACCTTTTTTAACATTTAGCATTTAATTTTTTGGAGGCCTACCACGTCGCGGCTTTTCTTCATCGCAAGAGCAATTGCCTTTGTCTTCATGTTTAACGTTAAACATTTTATTTTCATGCTCATCACTGTTCATTTTTTGTTCTTCGACGCTATCATCACTTTTGATTTCTTCCGCATATTTATACTTAATTAGTAACAATGCTTTAGATTCAGGTAAATCATATTGCTTATCTTTTTCTAGTTCAAACGGCGGCTCCCATGGTTCAAATGCCCATTTTTCAGTCCGTAATGAAATTATTTTCATGTTTCCCCCATATTATTTATACATTTTGTTTATGCTTCTTAAAAATGAAATAATAGGCAATTATTAACCATAATTTATCAACGGCAAATAAAATAAATATGTTTAATTTTCGCCCATTAATTGTTTTTTTTTATGCAGCAGGTTTTAACTCAGGCATTTTACTAGTTGTTGCAGTGATTGTTGCACCAGTTGTTACACCGGTTGATACAATACTAATCTGCACGTAGCGTTTTGTGTTACCAATGCCAAGAGTTGTCATTGAACTACCGACAGTTGTTGCAGCACTTAATGCAGCAGCAGCTTCTGTGCCGATCAAATTTGTGTCAGGAACTTGAGTTGCGCCAGCCATTCCAGAATTATCAGATTCTGTGATTAGCGGCGTATAAGTTCCGTCTGTGTATGCTAGTGCTGCAAAACTAAACATAACACCACTATCATAATCAGCAGTATCTATAATTTGACCCGTTGTCGTAGTATTAGTACTAATTGCTGCGTAAAAACCTAGGTCACTAGCAACATTAGATCTCATATCTCGTTGTGGCATATCTATATCCTCCTAAAAAAATTAAAATAAAATTAAAAAAATTAAGGTTTAACTTTTCCGATTTTTAATGAATCATAATTAGTTACATCTCCACCAACTCTTTTTGTCGTATAATACAAAATGTATGGTTTTGCTAAATAAATATCTCTAACGATTCTGACGCCTATGCGATCAACAATAGTATATCCAATCGAAAAATCTCCATAAACTATTGATAACGAATTTGCTACAATAGTTGGGATATCATGCATAAACACAACATTGCTACCTAATAATATTTTAGTATCGCCAACTTTGAATGAATTAGGATCTAACAAATATTGTCCGGTTACAGCTTCTTTTAGACGTGTAATTAAACCAAAAGTCGTTCTGTTCATAGCCCATACAGCATTAGGCTGATAATCTTCAATCAATGCATTTTGCAAAGCTTTAATATCATCAGCAGTATAAGTTAATGATGTCGAACTTGTAAGTTGCTCAAGTTTACCGCGTTCATAAGTTCCAGGAGTTGTCCATGCAGGATAACTTAAAAAACCTTTTGGTTTTTTATTACCATTACCAACTACAAATGCATTATTTTCCAAACGCGTGAATTTACGCACTATTTTTCCTTGCAGCCATGCTTCAATATCAAAACCAGCATCATCTAGCATTTTTTGAGTTACTTTAGGCTGCGCATAAAGCTCATGTGCATAAATAGTTAGTTTACCTATTTGTGGTGTAGTTGTACTTGGTCTGCTATCTGTTTCTCCAACCCATCCGCCGTCTCCTTCATTATCATCGACAATATATTCAACTGCGTCAGATCTTATATTAATAGTAGATGCAACTTGCCTAACTGGAGATGTTTCAAATATTCTTTTTATCATAACATTTGAAATCTCAGGCCTTACCCAATACCCACCATCTGGATCTACTTGATCTTGCAAATCTTTCCTGAACATTTGTTTTTTATCTTCTGATAAGCCAATAAATCCTTTTTTAATGATGTCATCAACAATATACAAAACAGAATCTTCGCTTAACATAGTTCCTTTGCGTAAATAATTAGTAAATTCATCACGCGTTTTGACTTCTAAAATTTTGTTTTGTTGTCCAGATGAATTATTTAAGTTACATAAAGCCTTTTCAATTTTCTCTAATTGCTCAATATTTTTTTGTTGAACAGATTTTAAAGTATTAACTTCGTCAAGATTTTTTGTAACATCTTCATTCATCTTTTTCATTTGTTCGTTATAATCACTAAAATTTTTAGCATTACGATTATTAACTTCTTGGATATCAGCAATAAGACCTAGTGCCGTGTCCATTTTTTCTTGGATTTCGTTTGGCATAATTTTTATCCTCTCAATTGTTTAATATTATGAATTAATTCATCTAATTTTTTATAAACTAATTCATTTTTTTCTGTATCATAATTTTCTTCGTAGTCTTCGTAGTCTTCGTAGCCACAATCAGAATCACTCTGTTTATAACTAAACGAACTAGCAAGACAAAGCGCAGCTCGTCTACTAAAGACTCCTGATTCTCTCAAGATATCTTCAAATTCTTTCTTTGTTTTGATGTTTTTTACATCTTCAATTTCAAATTTATTTTTTAATGGACTGTCAAGATTCATTTTTTTATAGTATTTATTTATATGATTTTTAACTGCTGATATATCTTTATCAGGTAATTTAACACCTCCTCTTGCTCCACTCATTGCAGCAGCAGCAGCAAATATTCCTTTTGGGATAGCTGTTAACTTACCGTCAACAACATCAGCATAAGGTAATTTATATGATCCAAATTTTTCTTTATTTCCAGAATCAAACCAAAAAAATGCATTTTTATATGTGCTACTTGGTTTTTCTTCTGAATCTGTAAATTTACGAATACGATTCATTGCTGCATCTGAGTCCCACGTTTTATCACGTGAAGCAAGCGGTAAATCTTTAAAAGATGTAGATGCTTTTTCTTCTAGTAATTTAACTTCGTTTATTGTTGCTTTTCTATTTGCTGGATAATTAACAACAGAAACCTCTTTAAGTCCTAATTCTTTGATTTTTCTTATTCCAGATCCTGTTTCCTCAAAATCTTTAAGGAAAAATCCGATTGATAAGTCTGATAACGCACCTTGCTTCATTAGAGAATAAATTTCTCTTCCATCTTGAGTATCTAAGTTTAACTCTCCCTTAACTTTCCAATATTTACCTTCTTTTGATATTGTATCAATAGGAATTATCCCAATTGGTTTGCTAAATAACGTATCATGTTGATAAAACAATTTTACAGGCTTTTTTTGTTTTTTGTAATTTTCTAACGTCAAATCAAACGCATTAGGCAAGATAATATCATTATCAAGATCTTTATGTTCTGTTGCCATGTATCCCCAAAAAACACCCATTTCTTCATCATTTTCTGATTGATCATCTGATGTTATTTTTTCTTTTTTAACATCAAAAATTTCTAAATTAAAAGACTTATATTCAGATTCATCATTACTTTTATGATTGTCATAAAACATTTTTTCGCTTGCCTCTTCAAATTTTATCGGTTTCTTATCTTGATCTTTCCAAATTATTAAAATGATTTAAAATTAAACAGTTTTTGAATTTAGCAAAAAAAAAAAGTGTTTGATAGAAAAAAAAATTTTATTATCTAAGATTTATATGCATAATGAAAAAAAATTAAAGTTGTTGAGAGGTCAATATACGATTACATAGTAAGCTTTTTGACCTCTCGTTAAAACAAGGAAAGATTATCGTGAAAATAATGAAAAAATTAAAGTTGTTGAGAGGTCAATATACG